ATTGGCAGGCGTCGTGCCAGACAGGGCCATGAACCCACTGACGGTCGCGCGATACTGCCGCCCGTTGATGACGTTTGAGCCGCCAGAACCGTGCAGGCTAAACACCAGGATCTGACCGTTCTGCGATGCAGTCGGCGGGCCATCGGTGCTGTCAAAGGACGTGACACCATCAAACCCGGCCGCGACAACAGGCGCAGCGCGCCCGCCATAGATCGGCTGACCGCTGGCTACCTGGTAAATGTCAGCTGGAGCGGTCATGTCTACGGTCTTTCATTGTTCAGCGAGCCGGCTGTCGATAAACGCCAGCAGCTCGTCGTCGCTACGTGCGACTATTTCATCAGGGAAGATCGCCACCGAGCCGGCCGGGCCGCGAACGGTGACGAGTAGAGCGCCCGGAGCCGCGGCCTCGGCGCGCACGTTAGCGACCAAGGCGGCGTCTTCGGGGCTCATGGGGTTACTACACCTTGGTCTTGCGGCCCGGCCTCGCCGGCGCAGGCGCTTCAGCTGCAGTTGGGTCTGCGCCCTCAGCAACGTCGGCGGCGGCGGACTCAACTTTCGCTGGCGCCGCCGACTTCGCGCCCACTTCTTCGGCCAAGCCGGACCCGACGAAAGCTGCAGCCAGCTCTTGGGCGCCGGCGGCTCCGGTCAAGTCGTATTCCTGGCCTTGCTCGTAGGAGGAGACCCGGATACCGTCAACCGAGCCCGGGGCCGTGCTTAGCATGCGGATCTTCATGCTTAAGCGGTCGGCGCTGCGGCGGGGTGACCGAGGATCACTGTCGCCGAGCAATCGAGCGTCGGCGTGGTGCCGGCCACGGTCTTCAGGCTCGCGCGGATGTAACGCTTGTTGCCGATGTAGCCGACAGTCGCCGTCTGGTTGGCGGCAGTCACGACGGGCTCGATGCCGCGAATGTCGGCGTCAGCGACAGCGGTGAAGTTCACGTTGTCGGCGCTCTCCTGCACCTCAAACGTGAAGGTGGGCGAAGCGGTGCCACCGATTGCGCCAGTCGCGAACACGACCGCCGCAGAGTTGAAGCCGAGCGTATCGACGCCGGTGCCGTTGGCGGCAGCATTGCGGTTGATCGGCACAAGCGATTGCACCGGCTTGATGCTGGATTTCAGGTCACGCATGGGATATTCCTTCGGAATGGGTTGCGAGAATCCCCGGGCTAGCCGGGGATTAACTGCCGATTAGGCTGCGATCTTCAGCTTGCGGCCGGCTTCAGCCTGACGCACGCCACCGCCAACGCGGCGACGGGCGCGGAACACAACCAGGCCGTTGTCGGCGCCAGTCGTGTAGTCGGCTTGCAGCGATACGTTCACGCGGTCAGCGATCACATACAGCTTTTTCCAGTCGGCGAAGACCACCGGGAAGGCGTTTGCGGCGACGTTCGGCAGGTCGGCCATCTCGGCATAGGCGGCGCCGAGGATGGTGTTCGGCATGCCGGTTGCGATGCCAGGCGCCCACAGGTACTGGTTGGTCGAGTCCTTCAGCTTGCGCACTTGGCCGAGGGTGTTGCGGTTCAGGCCCCAGATCGCGTTGCGCGCGTAGGCGGTTTTCAGATCGCTGTAGATGGTCAGCATGCCGTCAGCGGTGATCAGGTTCGCGTCGCCGCTCTTGGAGAAGCCGACGTCCGGATTGACCAGAATGCCTTCCATCTGAGCCGATCCGCCGGTGCCGCTGATCGACTCAGCGCCCTCGCGGACTGCGAACTGCTCGGCGGCGTCTTCGCGCAGCTCGCCGAACAGGTCGTAATCGGAGTCTTCCAGCATCTGCTGGGAGATTTCGATACGTGCGAACATCTCAGGCGCGAAGAACTCCAGCATGCCGTAGGTCGGATCGCCGGTATTGCCGCGCGGGCCGGTTTCGCCGACGCGCAGCGCCGAGCCGTTGCCGGTCTTGCGGGGCATCTTCAGGCTGCCGACGCCGATACTGCGGACAGTCGCCAGGGCGCGGATCGGGGTCATCTCGATGATGTTCTTGATGATCTCTTTCTGCATGTCGGGCGGGGCCAGCAGATAGCCGGCACTGGCGTCGTCACCCTTGACCAGGGCCGCCGAGCGCTCGCGCAGCAGGGCCATGTCGGCCGGATCGCGGTCGCCGGCGCCCTTGCGCAGCACGCGGTTGAAGGCGTCCATGTACTCTTGAGCGGCCTTGGCCTGCGGATCAGCAGCGCCGCCCAAGCCGGCGCGGTTAGCGATCTTCTCGATCGCGTCGACCTGCTCCTGGATGGCCTTGTTCTGCTGGCCGATCAGCACGATCTGCTGGTTCGTGGTTTCGTGCTTGTCCAGCGCGGCGTTGATCTTGTCGAGCTTCGCGTCCAGATCGGCGCTGCGCTTTTGCAGGTTCGCGTCGTTCGTTTTCTTGAACTCGGTGAACGCTTCCATTACTTCTTGAACGGCGTCTTTGTCTGCCATGGTCATTCCTTGATGGTGGAGGTAAGTTGTTTGATGCCTTGCGCAAGCCGACGGGCGGCTGCGTTCTGCTCATCCGCAGGGTCCCCACCATCACGGAGGGGCTTTACTGGCGGTTCGGACGAATCGTCGCGATTCACCCGCGACATCGCGGCTGCGATGCGCTTTGCTTGCGCGTTGGAGAGCCCTTCTCCGTCGCGGAGGAAGGCTTCGAACTCGCGAATTTCCGGGCCGCCGGCCGAGGCCAGCAGATTGCTCGGGGTATTCTTGAAGTGATTCAGCATCGCCGAGGCGGCAGCCTTTTTCTTCTTGGCCGGCACCATCGCGTCTGCGAAGCCAGCGTCGACCGCGGCCTGACCGAGGAACCACGTTTCCGCATTGACCCAGGCCTCGAGGTCGGCGCGCTTGGCGCCGGTCCGGGCTTCGTAGATGTTGATCAGGCCAGCCTGCAGTTGATCCAGAACGTCGGCCTCCTTGCGGAAGGCATCGGCGTCGCCCCACATGCCAGACCATGGCTTGTGGATCATCAGATTGGCGCCTTCGCTGATGCGGATCTCGTCGCCGGCCATCGCGATCACGCTCGCGATCGAGGCTGCGATGCTGTCGATGTGGACTACGATGTTCGCTTCGTGCCTCGCGAGCGCCTGGTAGATGGCTAGCCCTTCAAAAACGAGCCCACCACCACTGTTGATCCGCACATTGATCGTGTCGACGTCCAGGGCAGCGATTTGGTTCGTGATCGACTCGCCGGTAATGCCTTCGTCCCACCAGCCGCCGCCGATGTCGCCGTAGATCAGGATCTCGGCCTCGCTTTCACCGGCGTCTGCGTTGATGCGCACATGGCCAGGCTTCAGCGCCATGCGGTTGCGGTGGCGGAAGGAGCTGGCGTCCTGCGGATCCTCTTCCGCCAGCTGCGACAGCACGGCATCGAGGTTGTTGCGTGCCTCGCGCAGCAGGCGTTCGTTTTCAGCGGACAGCACTCGTCCTGCAGCCTTGGGCTGCATATTCGGTTTGGGCATGCGGGGTTACTCCTAGGGAGCTGGCGTTACAGGCTCGGCGGGCTTCGGCTCGCCGACGATATTTGCTGGGATGCGCAGCTTATCGCTGGCAGGATCGTCGTCGGGGTTCAGATCGAGCAGGTCGCGCCCTTCGTTCGGGTACATAAGGCCGCCATTCACATAGCCCAGGATCACATCCTTGGTGTCCTTTGCCGATCCGCGGAGCAGACCCTCTTCTGTGAAGTTGAAGTAGAACCCGGCATCGATCTCTGCATCCGTCAGAAGATTGATCATCGCCGACTGCTCAAACGATTCCCATCGGGGCGAGAGACAGTCTTCGCGGTGCGCGCGGTTCATTTCTTCCGCACTCGCAAACGTGGCCGTTTTGTCGGAAAAACCGACTTTAATCGGCAGCACGCCCATGAACGAGCAGATCTGCTCTACCTGCGTCTTCCGGGTCTCATTCGACTGTGCGTCGACCGAACTCATTGACGTGTTCAGGAACGTGGCGCCGCGATCGAGCACCATTGGCTTGCCCGCGTTTTGCAGGCCGGCGAACTGCTTGGCGATCCAGTTTGTCAGGTCGTCGTACTGCTTTTTATCGAGCGTTGATTCAACTGAGTAGATGCCTGAGTTTTGGATGCCGTTTTTGTGTCGCTGTGCTGCAGCCTCCTCGGTGGCCATCGCCAATCCGATTGCCTCGCGAGCCAGCTTTACTACGTCCAGTCCATGAAACCCATCCATGGTCGGCCCGCGCAGGTGCCAGATTCGTTCCTTGTTTAGCGTGCGAAACGTACCGTCCAGGCCGGTGACGTCATACGTAATCCGAAGATTCTCATCTCGATTGGGTGTCACTTGTCCTGGCGGCAGAGGGATCAGCTCGAGGATCTTCCCGGCGCTATTTCGGTTTATGAAAACGTATGCATTGCCGCACAGCTCGATGTGCCAGGCCAGCATTTGGCGAAACTCGAAGCTGGTTTGCCAGTCGTTGGGCTTAAGGGACAAAAGCCGGAACAGCGGATGTTTCGTTGCCGCAGAGCGGACCCGGCCGCTTTTTTGCATCAGCTTGAACGGCACCTGGGCCATGCCGTTGCCGATCACGCGGCAGCAAGCGAACACCGTCGCGACCTGCAGCGCGGTCTTCCAGTTGACCGCTCTCCCGGTCACCGACTCAAGCGCGCCGATCCACTCCTGCCAGAACGGTTCCGTGAAGGCCTGATTGCGGCGCCCTTTTTGGACAAAGAACGACATCAGGATTCATCCTTTTCGGTCGGCGCACGGCGTGCGGCGCAGACGCCGCCGACGATCAGCAGCAAGCCAGCAACGATGAGGCCTGCAGCCGGATGCAGGAGGCCTGCGCCATAGGACAGCGCCCCGGCGCCGCTGACGATAAGGGCGTCGGGAACCATCTTGATCAGTTTTTTCATCAGGATTCCCAGAATGATGTTGTCGCTTCCTCGCCGCTGATTGCGCGTGCGATGCCCATGATTGAGGCGACCGCGCCGTCAATCTTCTGCTCAGGCTTTTCCTTGCGGGGGTAGATGTTGTCCTTGGCGTCGAGCTTCGCTACGACGTTGGACATCATCCAGGTCAGCATCGGGTTGCCGTCGTGGTGCACGCGGCCCGCCTTGATCGCGCTCTCCAGCTCCTTCATTGGGAGCGACAAGTTCTTGACCTGCGCTCCTAGCTCGACTGCGGTGATGCCATTTTTGGTCAGGCGCTGCTCCAGCTGGGCGGCGCGCCACGGGTCGAAGACAACCTCCTCGGGGCCATATTCGGCGACCAGAGCAAGCATGTCTTCCTCAATCAGATCGAAATCGATCTCGGCACCATCGTGCTGCTGAAGGAAACCCTCGATTACCCACTTACGGTAGGCGTTCGCATTCTTTTCGGCGCCCTCGATGGCAGCTTCCGGCAGGTAGTAATCGCCGAACAAGTAGAAGTGCTGCTTGCCCTCGATCACGCGGACGAACACCATCATGAGCACGCAGATATCCGAGCGGCTGGCCAAGTCCAAGGTCAGATAGCAGCGCTCACCCTTGAATTGCTCTCGGCGCAAGCTATAGTCGGCGCACTTCATCCACTCAAGCATGTTCAGCCAGGCCGATTTCGCCGAGCACCAGATATTCAAGTGCTTTGTCTTGAAGCGAGTCTGCTTCGACGCGCTTTGTGTCGCCTGACGCTGCTGCGACAACAGGAAGTCTTCATCAACAGAGATGCCGAAGTTCGGGTTTGCCTTACGTAGTACGGCAGGGCTGGTCCAGTCGTCGCCCTCGTCGATCGTGTAGATCAGTGCGAACAGTTCAGGATCGTCCAACGTCCCTTCCAGCACCTTCTTGGCTTCGACCTCCTGGTCATAACAAGGCCCAGCGATGTTGAAGCCGGCCGTAGTGATCATAAGGAGCAGCGGCTGTTCGCGCGCTCCCATGCCGGTTTCCATCGTGTCGACCAGCTCGGACGTGTCGTGTTCGTGGTACTCGTCCACGATCGCGCACGACGGCGAGGCGCCATCGCCTGGCTTGCCGATGACCGGCTCGAACCGGGAGCCATCTGCCGGCACCAAGAGCGACTTAGCCCAAACCTCGGCGCCGAGCGCCTCCTGCAGTTCCGGCGTCCGCTCGAGCATCTGCTTGGCGGGCCGGAAGACCTCCCATGCCTGAGCCTCAGTCGTCGCGCCGGAGTAGACCTCCGCGCCGAACTCTCCGTCGACAGAGAACATGTACAGGCCGATTCCTGAGCCGATGATCGACTTACCGTTCTTCCGCGGCACGGCGAAATAGGCCCGGCGATAGCGGCGGCGATCGTTCTTCTTGATCTTCCAGCCGAACAACGCAACGAAGGCGAAGCACTGCCAGGGCTGCAGCTCGATCAGCTCGCGTTTGCGGGCCCATTTGCCCTTAGTGTGAGGCATCAGCGACAGGAATCTGCAGACCTTGTTGGCCGCATCCTCGTCGAAGTAATACGGGAACGCCTTGCGGCGGCTAGCCTTCAAGTCGTCCAGGTGCTTCTTGCACGCCAGCTTGACCCACTTGCAAGCGACGATTTTTCCTTTGACGACTGCCTGCGCGTACTCCTGTGCCTTGCCGACGAAATCGGCCGGCATAGTCAATGTGCCTTTTTAGATCCGCCCATCATGTCGGCGAACGGGTTCGAGGGAGTCTGCTTCTTGATCGAGACGCGCGACCGGTCGGCTGGCGTCATCCCGAGAACCGCCAGGGCGGTACGGATCTGTGCAATCTGCGCCGAGGTAACCTCGGCATCGTCTTGTTTGCGAAACTGCGCAATCAGGCGGGCGGCAAGTTCAACCGCCATCCGGTCGGTCGCCTGGAGCACGGTCGCCGGTAGCACGCCGACGATCTCGTTCCAAACAGCCTTTTGGTGCGCCTTGAAATATGTCGGCGGCCTGGGGTCAAACTCGCCAGCTTCAAAATCTTCGCGGCGGCGCGCAGGATCCTTGTCAAAAGCACCCCGCGCCTCCAGCACCGCCGAAGGGGTTCGGGGTTTGGGCATGCTGCAACCCTCCTACGGGCTCAAAGTCTGAATCGCGGAAATAAGAAAAAGACGGACTAGACGGTCTAGTGGTCAAAAAGCCCCAAGATTTACCCCGCCCGGGTACGCTCCGATGCCGTCTTTGCTTTGTGGCAAGTTGAGCACGCAGCCTGGAGGTTCGAGTCGGCCTCGATCTGCTCCGAAGTCCACCTCAGGGCACGCGCTTGGGCCTTGCTCACCTTGTGGTCAACCTCAGTTGCAACGAATCGGCAAGCCTGCCCTTTGATCTGGCAGAGACCGCAATCGCGGCTCAGGATGCGCTCGCGCGTCTGCTGCCAGGCATAGCCATAGCCGCGGGCGGTGCTGGACTTGTCACCGTTACTCCGCACCCAGCCGGATTCCTGCTTGGCGTGCTTCTCGCAGTACCCGGGCGCATCGATCAGGGCGCCGCATGCCACCTTTCGGCATATCGATTTTGGCCGAGGTGGCATGCGACTCCTTCGCGCTTCAATCACAACAGGGTCAAAATCTTATCCTGCTTGCTGAGGTTGTCTTTCGCCCACATGGGACGCAAATTCGAGAGCGCCCAGCAGGCCTTGAATCCAGGCTCATTGATGCTCGAGCACCTGAAATGCGACACTGGGATGATATGGTCGATGTGTATCTCGCCCGCCAACAGCCGCTCCCAGCTCATGCCCTTTGTGAACTGCCGCTCAATGTGAGCGACCAACTCTTGACGTGCGTACCCCAAGATCTGCTCAGTCGTTATGCCGGCCTTGTCGAGCACCATCCGGCGGAGCCGTGCTGACACCTTAGTGCGCAGGTTGAACTCCGGACTGGATCGGTAAAGCTCCCGGTGCCGAATTAGGGCGCGCAGATTGACGGCCTCACGATTCCTGCTCAGGTAGTTCCGCGCACGCTCAAGTACTCTCTCATGGTGGCGGTAGTAATAGGTGCGCGCCTGTGCAAGGTACTTCTTGGTGTCCTTGCGATACAGCTCTCGCGCCTTCTTCCTGCCGTACTCACGCGCATGGTCGATGTTCTTGTGGTACCAGGCTCTTACATGGTCGGTCGACTTGTAGCCAGCGGCTCGGTACGACTCGTTGTACTCTTTTACCTTGGCCTTGTTCGCATCACGCCATGCCTGCTGTCTGGCCTGCTGGTCAGGCCGCGCCCTCTTCTCAGCGTCCATTTCCTTCTTGCACGGCCTGCAGTTCGGATAAAGCCCGTACTTCCCCATCTTGTGTGGCGGGAAGTGCTCGAGGGTTGCGGGGAGGGACTGCTTGCAACGCGTGCAATTGCGCAGAGGAATATCATTAATGACAGACAAGCCAACACCTCATAGATAGGACTATTACTAGCGAGCCCATCCATTTTAAGGAACGTCAGCGGCCGACGTCGCACGCAGCCGGGTGTCAGTCCAGCTGTGCACCCATGTAGCGCGCGATCTCTTCGGCGGCCCGGTCGCGCGGTAGACGCCTCGACGTGCGCTCGATGAACTCGCGGTGCGCGCGCTCGGTGCGCTCTCGCATCCAGGCGCCGAAGTCGAACGGGGCATCTGCCAGAAGCGCGCCATCACGCGGCACCAGGTGATACTGCGCCAGGGCCAGTTGGAAGCCGC